ACTGGTTCACCGGCGGCTCATAGATCAAGCCGTTGACGATGGTCGGGGTGATCGTCGCGTTCGCCATCACGAACCGCCACGCGTTCGCCACACCCTCGGTGTCGATCGAAACCGTGCGGTCCTCATGCACCAGGTTCGTCGCCGGGTCGCGGGTATCGAACAGCCACTGCGACCTACGCACCGCCGGGTCCTGGTACGGCTCCGAGCAGATGTTGCCGTCCGGGTCCATGTACGGCGCCACATACCCGATCTCGGCGAGCAGGTCGGTCAGGATGCGCAGGTACGACGGCGCCGGAGAGATCAGGGCCCAGACCTTCGTGGACGGAATCGGGGTCGCCGTGGACGTGCCATCCAGCAGCAACGGCGCACCGACGCCCGACGCCGCCACGATCGCCTGCACTGCCTCGCCGTAGGTGATCCCCGGGTTGTCGACCGGTGAGAACACGTGGGTGTCGACCGGGCCGTGCAACATCTGCGAGAGCAGGTCCGAGCCCTGCGCCGAGAACAGGACCGGGGTCTCGCCGCGCTTCTCGTCCGGCTGCAAGAGGACGTAGACGCCGAGATTGAACCGCGCCGACACCGCCGCATCCGAGAGGATCATGTAGGGCCGCACGCGATCCCGGCCCCACGCCACCGACCGGAACAGGTCCAGCCGACACGACCCGTTCACGTCGTTGCGGTTGTCGAACTCGACCGACCCGCCCAGCAGGTCCTCGGAGATGTCGACCCAGCCCGAGTCCGTCAGCAACTCGCAGCCCGACGCGATCGTCACACCGTCACCGGTCACGACAGCATCGACCTGCGCCTCAGTCAGACCAGACCTGGGCGCCGCCGTCCGGGACTGCACGACCTAGCCGACCGCTTCGCTGTGGGTGACCTGCTCCAGCGTCAGCTTCACGCTCGTCCGCTCCGGGTAACCCGTCGGCACCTCACGCGGCGCCTCGGTGTAGATCACGTACAGCTTGGAGCCATACGGGTCCCGCAGGCACAGGATCTGCCCGACATGCGAGTTCAGCCAGTCGAGCTGATCGGCGGTCACCGTCTCCAACGTCAACGAGAACTGCTCATAGATCGCAGCGTCAGTGACGACCACCCGACGCCGACCGACCAGTTGCCGCACCTCCGCACGAACCGACGCCGTCGCCGCCAACTGGTCACCGCCGAGACGACGGAACGCCTCCACGTCAGCCAGATCGGCGGCAGCGTTCAACCACACCGCACACAGATCGAGACCGTCCCCGACGGCAAGCGGCTCACTGATGATGATCGGCACGTCGCCCGCCTAGCTCTTCGACATCATGGCTCGGAGGCGTTGCGCCGTCTCGCGCGGCACAGCCTGCACGTCCCTGCGCAGGGCGTCGTTCTGCGGCTTCAACAACTTGGCGACATCGGGCGCCATCGCACGCATGGACGCCTCCATCACCAACTGGTGCTCAGCCAAGACAGCGAGGTTGGCGTTCGCCATGACCAACTCGGCCTGACTCAACTCGAGTGCCTTGGTGAGGATCGCGTGCTGGGCGCCGTAGACAGCCTGCGTGGTGCGGGCCGCCAGTACCGACGCCCGGTCCTCACGAGTGGCGAACAACTTCTCGTACTCGTCGATCTGCCCGGCAGTCAGCGCCGCTAGTTCGGTCGCGGTCTGCACGTCGCCCGACTCCGCGAGCATCTTGTACAGCCCACCCAGCGCACCCGAAGTGTCGAGACCCTTCTCCTCCAGCTCAGCCAGCGCGTCGTCGAACTTCTCGGCGTTCTCGATGTTCTCCCGCAGCGTCGCCTCGAACGCCCTCAACCCCGTGACCGCCTGCTGCTCGGCCTCCAACCCCTGGATCAGCGCGATCAGCCGCGACGCCTCCGCCGCAGCCGCCACCGAGTCACCCGTAGCCGAACCACGGATCGCCGCCAACTGCTCCTGCGCGGCGATCAACTCAGGACTGGCGCCACCTGGCCGGGACTGGTTGAACGGGTTCGTCAGGAAGTTGCTGGCGACCGAGGCCGAGAACGACTCCATCGTCGAGACCAGCGCATCGAGGGCACGCTGCTGCTCGGCGATCTTGTCGACCAGCGCGTCACGCCTCTCGGTCTCCCGGGCCAGAGCGGCGTTCACGTCGTCGAGTTCGGAGGCTGCTGCGATCAGGCCCTTGCTCCAACGAGTCAGACCCTTGGTCCACTCCCCGCCGGCAGCCTTGATGTCGCGGCGCAGTTGGGCGATCTCGGCCTGTGCGCCCTGCGTCACCGTGACCGGGCCCCTGTCCGGGGCCAGGTCGTCGAGCGAGAAGTCACGACCCACGCCGATCAGGTTGGCCCGGGTGTCGCGTGCCCTGTCACGGGCGTCCTTCTCCTTCTCCCGCGCCTTCTGCCGCTCCTCACGCTCGTCGGCCTTGCGCGCCACCTTCAGTTCCTTCTGCGCCACCTCAAGCTGCAACCGGGCGATCCTCCGGTTGATCCCCTTCAGCGCGTCCTTGCCGTCCGCGTTGAGCTGACGCTTCAGGTCGCGGATGCCCTGGATGATCTGGACTATCTCCAGCCGGGACTCAATGGAGCGGGCGGTGCCGCCCGCCACGCCGCCGTCAGCGAAGCCGGGCAGGTGGCCGTAGCGACTGGACAGCAGCGACCAGTCACGCTTCACCAGCTCCTGCGGGATCACGACCTCGCCGCGGTGGACAAACCCGGCGACCTCATGCTTGCCGCCGTCACCCGTGTAGCCGCCAGAGTCGAACAGATTCTCCAAGCCCCGACGGACGCCGGTGACCGTGACGGTGACGCTGCGGTCGATGCTGGCGATCAGGTCCTTGACGTTCTTGATCCCCGCCGACGCGTTGTCCTGGAGAAGCATCTCCGCGACGGTCTTGCGGGGGACCTCGAGCAGGGACCGCGCAAGGTCGCGGGCCTTCTTGTCGCCCACACCCATCGCGTCCGCGACATCAAGGAAAGTCTGCTTGGCGTTCTTGTAGGCGTCCTGGCTGTTCTTGACCGCCTTCGGCTGGTTGTTCCATGCCGCCGCCAGGCCCGACAGTTCCTCGCGGTTCGCGCGGCCAGCCTTGGTCATCTCGTCAATGCCCTGCTGCGCGGTTCGCCCCTGCTTGCGGGCCGAGGCCACCGCCTCGCCCCACGCGGTGGTTGCGTCGAACGCCGAGAGTGCGGCGCTCTTCTGGTCGCGCATGGACTGGGCTAGTGCGTTGACCTGCTTCGCGGTCGCCCCGGCCGCACCGCCCGCTGCGTCAGTAGAGCCCGCATATTCCTCGTTTGCGGAGGCCGCCTCGTCAGCATCGCCGGCCGAGTTATCCAGAGCCGTTGCGTAAGCGTCGAACGACTTCAACGTTTCGTCTGTGATTTCGGGTGCGATGGACGCGCCGGGCCGAGCGCCCGCGACAGCCTCGTTGATCCGCGCGATGATCTCTGCGGCCTGCTCAGCGTTGCCGGACTCGACCATTGCGGCGAGTGCCTGGTCGACAGATTCGATGTTGTTTACTGAGTTGTCGAGGTCGGTGCCACCGAAGAGGCCGAACAGGGTCACGACTTCCTTGGCCGGGTCGACCACCGCGGCCAGCGTTGAACGAGTCTTCCAGAGATCGTCGGCCAACTGGTTCAGCATGTCGGAGCTCTGACCGCCAGCAAGCGCCTCCAGATCGCGCATCAGGTCGCTCTGGTCGAACTTCGCTCCCGTCGCGTCAGCCAGCGCATTACCCAGAACCGTGACGGCGCCAGCCACGGCGAGGATGCCGGCCGTCGACCGCGTCAAACGGCCCAGTGATCCTTGAGTGCGGCCCGCCGTGATGCCGAGGTCACTCAGCGCCCCGCGGGTGTTCGCGATACCGCTGACCACCTTGGACGTGAACCAGAGGCCACCGCCGAAGATGGCCGTGATGCCCGCCAGCCCCGTCAGGGAACTCTTGACCGGCGCGGGCAGTGAGTTGAACGCGCCCGCCAGGTCCGCGACGGTGTCAGCCAGGCTGCTGACCATCGGCAGGAGCACCTGCCCGGCCTCAATGCCAGCATCCTTGATGTTGTTCCACGCCACCCGAACCTCGGCACCGGTCGTGCCGAGGCGCTTGGCGAACTCGTCGATCAGGGCAGTGTTCTCGTCCCATGCCTCGGCGCCCGTCGCGAGCGAGTCGGTCAGAAGGTCGCCCGCCGACGACATCGTCAGCAGTGCCTGCGAGACCCGGACGTCGGCGAGGCCGATGTCCTCAAGGGTCGTGAACACGTCGCCGCCCGAGGACTTGATCCGGTCAAGGCCAGCCGTGAACATCGCGAATGCCTGAGCCGGGGTCTCGGTGAACGCCCGCGCGAACTCGGCCGACGAGACGCCCGCGATGTCGGCGAACTTGTCCAGCTCCTCGCCACCCTGCGCGGTCGCCTTCGCCATGTCGGTGAAGACCCGCGAGATGGCCGTACCACCAGCCTCGACCTCAAGACCCACGCTCGCCGCCGCGTTGGCGATCGCCAGAATGTCGGTCTCAAGCAGCCCAACCTGTGAACCAGCACCAGCGATGCGCTGGGCCATGCCCAGGATCTGAGCTTCAGTCGAGGCTCCATTGTTGCCGAGTTCCACCAGCGCCGCGCCGAGGTTGTCGATCTCGTCGGGTGCCGTGCCCATCACGTTCGCCATCTGCGCGATCGCCGTAGCGGCCTCGTCGGCGGAGAGGTTGGTGGTCTCGCCGAGCATCAACATGGTCCGCGAGAATTCGACAATGTCTTCCTGCGCGACACCCAGTTGACCGGCGGCTTCTGCGACCGCAGCGATCTCCTCATGCGTGGCTGGCATCTCGCGAGCCAGACCGCGCAAGCCCTCCTCGAGCTTCGCCATCTCCGCAGCCGAACCGTCGACCGTCTTGGCGACGCCAGCCCAGGCGGACTCCCAGTCGATCGCGGCCTTGGCTGTCGCAGCCAGTCCGGCGGTGAGCCCGAGCGCGACCTTGCCCGCGCCGCTCCCCAGGGTCGTCAGCCCGGCCCGCATCTTCGCGCCCTTGGCGTCGAGTGCGGTCAGTTGAGTCCCGAAAGCCTTGACCGATGCGCCACCCGCAGCGAGGCCGGCCTGGAGCCCCGTCATGCGGGCGCGGAAATCGTAGGTTATTACGCGCTCGGCCAACGGGTCACCACCTCTCGGAGTACGGTGCGGGGATGGAGGACGGGGACCAGCGACAGGCGAGCTACGTTCGACACGGGCTCGGACTGCTGTGCATCGGCGCGATCGGCCTACTGATCGGGTTCGCGGGACGCGGGGACGACGGCGAGCGCCCATGGGGCGAGGGCCCGGCGCTAGGCGAGCAGATCGCTCAGACCGTCGGCGGGCTAGGTGGCTTGGTGGCCATCATCGCGCTGATCTACATTGCCATTGGGCTGCTCCGCGGCTAAGCCCCGGCCAAGAAAGTCATCGTCCGGGTTGACGTCGGTCTCGGCGAGCCAGAAGGCCACGCCCTCGTCGGCGCGGTAGGGGAAATCGAACGATCGCTTCTTCGACCACCGCTTGAACGACCCGTCATGGAACGGCGCCTCGTCATG